TGTTTTAAATGTTGCATCTCCTGATACAGTTGCTGTACTTGCAAATGTTGCAGCACCTCCAACTGATACTGTACTTTGTAAATGTGTAGCACCTTCTACTGTTGCAGTACTTGCAAAGTTAGCAGCTCCACCTACACCAAGTGTACCTGTTAATGTAGTATTACCAGCAACTGTAAGAGTGGATGCTAAATTAACAGCTCCACCAACTCCTAATGTTCCTGTAAGAGTTGTATTACCTGCTACTGTTAAAGTAGATCCTAAATGTACAGCACCCCCTACGGATAATGTACCTCCTACTGAAGCATTACCTACGACTGTAGCAGTACCACCAACTGCTAAATTACCTACTAAAACAGTATCACCTGATACGCAGACATCATCATCAAATTCCGCTTTACCTTTTATAACAACACCTGCTTCTAATGAAGTTGCTCCAGAAACTCTAACAGTTCCTAAAAATCCTGCAGCTCCTGAAACTGTAGCAGTACTTAATAAATTAACAGCACCACCAATAGATGTTGCACCTGCTATAGATGCTGTTGATTGTAAATGAGTAGCTCCTACAACTGTAACAGTACTTGCAAAACTACCAGCACCTACTGCATGAAAAGCTCCACTTACTGTAGCAGTAGATGCAAAATGTGCTGCACCTCCTACACTTAATGCTCCTCCAATAGATGCAGCACCTGCAATAGTTGCTGTACCACCCACATAAATACTTGATACAGATATATCACCACCAATAGACATGGTAACACCTGTTAAGTTAGAACCATCTCCATAATATCCTGAAGCACAAACTTTATCGGTAACTTGTAAATCACCTGAAACAGATGCATTACCATCTACACCAAAAGTACCTGCAACTTTCATAGCACTTGTTGCTATTTTAATTGCAGTATTAGTACCATCTCCTGTTTGTACATTTGTTAAAGATGCATCAACACCTTGATTAGTAGACACTCCCATTTTAAGAAGTTGTTTATATGTTGAATTAATTAATTTACCTTCTAATTTTGTCATACTGTATCCCACTTCTTATTATTTGGATCTGATGAATCTTCCCAAGTAATATTTGCTAATTGCCATTCTAAGTTTCTACCCCCTGTATCAGGTCTTGGATTTCTAATTGACTCATCATCCCTTACATTTGCTATTTTATTTTGTGGATGATTTTTTAAATCATATGCACCATCCCAACATCCTGGACAAATTAACATTCCATAACTATTTAATTTCATTATTCTATGTGGATATACAAAACCACAGCAATCACACATAGCTCTAGCATTTTTATTACTTGCCATTATACATACCTATATTTTGGTTTAATAAATAAACTTGCTCGTTCTCTATCTTCTTCCATAGCCCTCATTAATTTTTCTTCATAATTTGCTTTTAACATAGCTATACGATCTGTTGGAACTCCTGTGCGTTTCATAGATAAATAATAAGCTAATCCACAAGTTAATGCTGGTAAAAATCTAACAGGTGCATCAGCATTTTGTTCTGCAGATTTATTAACATCTTCTATTTGTCGTATACCTTCAATTTGTAAAACATCTGTTGAATTATCAGGAACAGGATAAATATGTATTGTTGGATTTGCTAAATTTCTTTTAACTGTATATTGTGTTGGTCGTCCTGTTTGTGATTTATTAGGAACATTTAAATATTCTTCAAAAGATAATCGTTGTAATTCAATATCTGTTGAATCTCTGCGTAAATTAATTTGTAAAGCATCTGTTGTAGAACCACTTAAATCATATGTTGTAACACTTGTTGCAACTGTTACTACAGTTGTATATGTTTTCCATAATAAAACACCTCTATTTTGCCAATCATTTAACATTAAATTAATTGATCGTCTAGCTGATTGTGGTAAATGTCCAAGACTTTGTTCACCACCAATCATCTCAGTAGCTTCTTGAATTACTTCGTCTATATCTAAATTAAAATTATATGTACCTGATGTTGCCATTATATTACCTTTTAATCATACATAGATGCTACTAAAAGAGTACCACCATGTTTAGCAGCAAATGTTTTAACATTAGTAGGCTTACCACCTACACCTTGTTTCTTTGCTCGTTTTCTTTGTACTGCTGATTTTCGTTGTGATGCTGTCATACGTTGAGCTTTTGCTTTAGGCACACATTTAGGATATTTACGTTTAGAACCTTTAGCTTTCTTTCTACCACAAGGTTGAAACTTACCATCTTTCTTAGGAGCTCCTATATCTACCCATTCTTCATTGACCCATTTTTTTAATGCACCACCTCTTTTTACTTTTACTTTTCCTTTACAAACTTTTGATGCAAACATATTTGCATATGCTGATGGATATACATCAAACTTTCTTTTAGCTGCAGCTTTACCTTTTGGACATAATTTAGCCATTTAACATCTCCATCTTTTACGTGCTTGTCTTAATCTTGAGTTAGGATTCTTTGCTGCTTTAGGAAACTTTTTCATTTGTCCTGCTGATCTAGCACAATAACTTCTTCTTCTTGCTGCTCGTTTACCTGTAGGTTTTTTTTCTGTTACTGCAGTTTGTAATTTACTACCAGGATTTTGCCTTCTATATTTATCAACTCCCTTTTTAGTAAGTCCAGCACCAGATTTAGTAGGGCGTTTATGACCACCTTTAATGGTCATGCCTTTCATATTACTTTTTTTTCGTTTAGTTTTAGGTCCTGTGCCTCTACTCATTATTTCTTAACTAAGCTCCCACCAAAATATAATCCAATAATTGCTGACATTAAATGTGTATCAAGTGGTGTAATAATAACACCATTAAATACTTTGTCCATAACAACTTCTTTTTTATCTATTAAGAACCAAAAACCAGGTTCAAACTCTGTCCATGTAAGAACAACATTTACATCAGTAAATACTGGAACTAATTTTGGAAATGCAATAATCATAAATACTGCTGTTAATGCAATAATTCTTCGTGTCCATTGAAATCCTTTGTTGTCAAATTCTCTTGCTTTGTTAATTTCATCCATTTGAAACTTACCTCTAGCAAGAAGCATTTTCTGTTGATTAGCTCTTTCTTTTGCTTTTTGACCCCAGATGGTCATCATACCACCTAGTAAACTAGATCCTAACATTGTAAGCATTTCTACAGGTAAACCAGCAAGCATAACTTAACTCCTATTTTTTACTTTCACTCATCCAAAATCCTGCAACACCTGAAACAGCACATGCAATTAGACATACCATTTGCCATGTAGGATGTTGTATAACTATACCACCCATTGCTAGTACTGCTGCAATAGCAGAGTAAGATGAAGGTTCGTAAAATCTATTCATTATACTTTCTTTTCTCATGTTATTCTTCCTCCTTTATAAAGTTTCTGAACAAACTTCTGTCCAGAATTGTCAATCAGTTTACCACCTGATTTCATATCTTTTTTAAATTGTTTATAAACTTTTGGTTTATTAAGTTTTAAATAAATTCTTTGTTTCTCTGATGCGAAAGGCATTACTAAACTTGACCACCTTTTTTATACCCATACATTACTTTACTACCTTTAAGTTTTCCAGGTGTACGTGTAGCTCTAGGTGTTTTTTTCATATCACCAGGTCTTCGCAACTCTCTTTTTAGTAAGTCAGGTGAAGGCTTTCGTTGTTTATCTTTTGGAGATTGTTTCTTTTTATTAGTTGATCCTGTACCTAAATATTTTCTCATTATTTTACTCCAATGTTTTTAACATCTTTAGTATTTGTAGCAAATGTAGTTCCTTTAGGATAATCTTCATCTACCACAGATTCTATAGTTCCATGTACTTGAGGACCCTTACGAGCAGCTCCAAAACCTTGACCTGTTGGTTTACCTGTAACTTCTTCTAAATTAGCAGGGTATCTTAATAAGGTATATGGTCCTGGACTATTATTTTCTTTTGCCATTTTTCTTTCCCTTTTTATTTTTTAATTGTTGTTTAATATTAGTTCTAGTTATTGCCATATCTAGCAGCTCCCCATCCTCTAGGTTTACCTATTTGTCCACCTGATTGACGTTTAATGTAACCACCTTTTTTAAATTCTTCTTTATCAGGAAGACCAAGACCAGCAGCAATATTTTGATCAATCTGCCATGATTCATATCCTCTTTTTTCATC